GCTCAAGGAGTTCAAGGTGCTCCCGGTCCTCAAGGTAATCAAGGTGTTCAGGGTGCCCAAGGTGATGATGGTGCCGATTCATCCGTATCCGGACCTCAAGGTGCTCAAGGAGTTCAAGGAGCACAAGGCGTTCAAGGTGCCACTGGTGCAGGATCTCAAGGTGTCCAAGGTGCTCAAGGAACTCCAGGTGGTACTGGTCCTCAAGGTGTTCAAGGTGCTCCCGGTCCTCAAGGTAATCAAGGTCGTCAAGGTGCTACCGGTGCAGGATCTCCTGGTGGAACAGGTCCTCAAGGTAATCAAGGTCGTCAAGGTGCTACTGGAACTGGTGCTACTGGTCCCTCAGGACCAACTGGTCCCTCAGGACCAACTGGAGGTACGGGACCAACTGGTCCTACAGGTCCTCAAGGATCTGCTGGTGAAGCAAATGCTCAACTGACTATTTTCACTTCTAGTGGTACATTTACTCCACCAGCGGGAACTGCTAGTTATATTGTTTGGGTAACTGGTGGAGGAGGTGGTGGCGGCGGTGCCAAAGGTGAATATGATGATAGTAGTATCCCAGCTTATAGTGGTAGTGGTGGTGGTGGAGCAACTGTTATTCGTAGATATAGTTCTACTGAAATGGGTTCATCAGCATCCGTTACAGTAGGAGGTGGAGGTGGAGGTGGTAACTCTGGTCAAGGACAGGCTAATTCAGGTGGATCTTCTTCATTCAATCCTGGTGGATCAGGTGCAACAATTACTGCTAATGGTGGCACAGGTGGATACAGGGCTGATGAAACTACCTCTAACGGAGGTTCTGGTGGAAGTGGAAGTGGTGGACAATACGGTTTTAATGGTGGTGATGGACTGAGAGGAAACTTTGGTGGTGGAGGATCTGAATTTTATGAAGAAGGAGGTCGGTCTTTCTATGGAAACAACACGTATGGTTCTGGAGGTGATGGTAGAAGAAGATTTATTAATGGTTGGATAAATGGTGAGAGTGGTAATGGGGGTATTATTGTTGTTAAATCTTTCTAATGCTTCGTAATCCAATTGATGTTGTTACTGTATGCAAAATACAGAAAATAATTGAACCTTATGTAAATTCAATAATTTCTAAACAGAATCATGTTTCTGACTGGGAATATTATATTTCTGAAGAATATCTACTTAATAGTTTTTGCGAAAATATACCTAAAAACAAAGATAATAACATTTTTAGACTATATGGATATGTTGCAATGCATGATCAATTGATTAGTATTGTTGAAAAATTTTATCCTAATTATCAAATAATACGAAGTGGTGACTTTCATTATCCCAAGACAGGATACATGGGATGGCACACAAACCATGATAATCCTCTTGAAAGAGTTTATATTACATATTCTACTGAAGAGAGAAAGTCATTTTTCAGATACTTAGATAATGGTAAGATAATCACTGACTATGATAATAAAGGTATAACCGTTCGTCAGTTTAAAGTAACTGGTAAACCACCATATTTTTGGCACTGTGTTGGTAGTGAATGTGATAGACTAAGTTTTGGGTACACACTAAATAAAAACAAAAACAATGGCTAGGTATGCACTCGTTGATAGCACCAATATTGCTGTAAATATTGTTGAATGGGACGGTGACACTGCAATATGGACACCGCCAGAGGGGCAAACTGCCGTGGCAATTGGAACTAGTGCTGTCGGTATTGGTATGACCTACACTGGTGCAGGTTTTATAATTCCAGAACCTGAGAGTGATGAATTATCCCCCGAACTTAATTGGGCACAGATCAGAGAAGTGAGGGATTCCTTACTTGCAGAAAGTGATTGGAGAATATTTCCAGGCAGTCCCTTAAGCGATGAAAAGAAAGTGGAGTGGCATACTTACAGGCAAGCATTGAGAGATTTACCTACCAATACAAGTGATCCAGCAGACCCAACATATCCCACTCCCCCTACATCATGAAGACCTAAATAATCAAAAAGCGTAGATAATGGCGGCTCTTAATTTTCCTGCAAGTCCTAGTAACGGTGATACTTATTCCGCTAATGGAATGACATTCACTTATAATGGGACCGCTTGGATTAGAGGGGGAGATCCTGGAGCACAAGGAGCACAAGGTGTTCAAGGTGCCACTGGTTCTACTGGTCCAACAGGTTCTACTGGATCCACTGGTCCAACAGGATCTCAAGGTGTTCAAGGGGCTCAAGGTGTTCAAGGTGCTACTGGATCTACAGGTCCTCAAGGTGTTCAAGGTGCAGCAGGACCTAATACGATTGATGACTTCATAGTTCATAATGGAGATACTGATACTAAATTTGGATTTGCTGCTGCCGATACAGTTACAGTAGAGACTGGTGGTAGTGAAAGACTTCGTGTAACTTCTGGTGGCAATGTAAACATTGGTGGTAATTATACAGAAACATCTCATCCTCTCAATATAACTGATGCAACTAAACCATCCCTTTGCTTACATACAGGGACAACACAGCGTGCTGATTTCTCTGCTACAAGTGGTATAACCAGCATTAGAAGTTATTCTAACAGTCCATTTACCATAAACATTGGTGGTTCTGGAGAAACTGAAGCACTTCGTATAGATGCAAGTGCTAACGTCCTCATAGGAACCCAGACCGCTACTTCAGAATTAACTGTTAAAGGTGGTGGAACAGTTGCAGCATTTGAAGGAACTGGTGGTTCTGGTTCTATACTGATAAAAGATGTTGATGATGGTTCATTGGCATATATGGTTGTTGATGGTGGCAATTTTGATATCCAAACTTCAGGTAGTAGTTATTCTACAAAACTTCGTGTAACTTCTGATGGTAAAGTTGGTATTAATACCACAACTGGTTTTGATACATCAGTTGGATTAGCCGTAAGAAATGGTGCTTCTGGTTCTGATCATACAATGATTGATATCATTGCCAATACCAATGAGACTGCTAGATTGGTATTCAGTGATGATTCTGATCATAATCAAGGTAGATTACAGTATAATCATACTGGAAATTCTTTAGCTTTCTATACTAATGGAAATAATGAAAGACTTCGTATAGATTCAAGTGGATCGGTTGGTATCGGAACTGTTAATCCACTAAATGGTTTAGATGTTAATCAAAGTGAGGGAAGACTAAGAGTTAATAGGTTTAGTCATCTGCTCATGCAGAATAAAAATAACTCAACAACTGATTATTGGGGAATTTCTGTAAGAAATGGTGGAGAACTTGATATTGGATATGGAACTCCTGACGGTAATAGTCTTGTAGGTGGAGATAAACTTACTATAACTTCTGGTGGTAACCTTTCTATTACTGATGGTGATTTAGTTATTGGAACAAGTGGTCATGGTATTGACTTCTCTGCCACATCTGGTACAGGAACATCCGAAGTTCTTGATGATTACGAGGAGGGTACTTGGACTCCTGTTCCAACTGATGGTAGCAATACGTCACCATTAACTAACATTCAGTGTAGATACACAAAAATTGGACGTTTAGTATACATTAGGGGCTCTTTACTTAATATTAATACAACTGGATTAACATCAGGAAGCACCATTTCTATATCAGGACTGCCTTTTGCGCTTGCACCTAATGCAACAAATGCTAGATGTGCATTTCCAGTTGCCACCGACGCCATAACAACGACAAAAGGTGTGGTGGCTTCAATTTCTGAAAACTCAACGTCTTTTCAGCTTTACGAAGTAGACGATGCAGTTTACGGCACCAGCATAAAAGTATCTGCTCTAGTACATGGTGACGCAGACATTTGGGTTAACTTCAGCTACGAAACCGCTTAAGCGTCAGCCCGCAACGGCTCAAAACTAGCCTAAACCTATTTCGTCTGGAGGACGTTCTTAATGGCTATTACAAAACGACTTGAATACAAAGAAGAAATCCTGCCCAATCAGGTCATCCAAATCCGCACCACCACTGTGGTCGAAGAAGATGGTGTTGAGCTTGCACGTAATCATCACCGCCACGTTGTTGTCCCAGGTGATGACGTAACCGGTGAAGTGCAGGAAGTGCAAGACATTGCAGCAGCACTGTGGACTGCTGATGTAATTGCTGCTTATGCTGCATC